TGATTTAGAAAAGGCATTACATGACAAACGAGCACCCTGGACAGAGATCGAATATCGAACACGAGATTATTGGGCGTTTAGGGATATCTATGCGGTTACCGAAGGGCATCTGTTATTTGTGCCTACCACAGAAGACTTTGAAGGAATTATGGAATGCTATCGAGCAGCCTACAAGTTCGGATTCGATGGAGTACAAAGTGGAAAATGGGATGCGTTTAACGTCGGACAAAACTGCGGCCAGGCTGCTGGCCAAACAGTAATGTATCCACACATTCACATGATACCACGTCGCACAGGGGACATGGCTGATCCACGTGGCGGTGTGCGTCATGTTATACCCGAACGTGGCAACTATAAACTATGGAAGTAGGACACTCAGGTTGGTTAACCGTCAATCTGACCACTGATACTACCTCACGAGTTCAATTGGACTTTGCTGAACAGCGTATTCAGCCCATGTCATTTCAGGCAGCGGCTGACTACACTGCTCAGGTCATTGCGGCAAAATACGACAATCTACATCTGGGTCTTAGTGGCGGGCTGGACAGCGAATTCGTTGCCACAGTATTGTTACGCAACCAGATACCATTTACGCCAGTGATGTTCGATTATGGAATGAACAGTGCCGAGCTGTGGTATGCCAAAGAGTTCTGCCGTCGGCACAATCTCAACCCCCAAGTGACACAAATGGATCTGAGAGGCATGTTGGCATTATACCGACAGTGCGGCATGGAACTGGGATTTATGGAAAGTTTTGAAATCAATGTGGTCAGTGCGGCGTTGCCATTGTTGTATCCTGATGCACATTTTATAACTGGTTATGGTGGCCTGGACAGTAGTGACACAGCCACTCTATCTGGTGATGCCACTCTGCCACGAGTCCTAGAGGCTATGCCACATGACTGGTATCTGGAACGTTACAGTAAACAGTCACACCCTGGTGCCTTTTTCAGTTACACACCCGAGCTGATGTATGCGTTCATTGACTCGCTCGACTTTACTACTGACTCACAGACTGCCAAATCCAGTATGTATGGTGTGGCCAACAGACCCAAAATATCATCCAGTTTCTGGCATCACCGATATGGTGACGACCAGGCAGACATTATCTATACTCGTATTGTTCGCAGTTCGCATCGAGAAGAAATACCACTGATGCTGGATTATGATGACTTTAAACATAAGTTTATCATTGACGCTCAGTGATAAATAGTTTATACTTTCAACTACAGCGGCCTTTCACGTACATTCACCCCGCTATACAAATTCTGCATGTCGTCAAACTTGCTACTTTTTAAAGGAGACTAGAGATGGCAAATCTTCCCGTTCAATACAAATACACCAGCACTAAAGAATATGTGGACGCATTTCCCTGCGCCTATCGTCAATGGCGTGCTGACAGTCATTGCAATTTAAATCACGGTTACTCATTCAGCATGAAGTTCTATTTTGGAACTAATGATCTAGATGCACGTAACTGGGCTGCCGACTACGGCGGTCTAAAAGAACTCAAACACATTCTGGAATCACAGTTTGATCACACCACACTGGTGGCTGCTGATGATCCTGAACTGGAGTTTTACAAAGAAATGGAACGCCGTAACTTGGCCAAGCTGACTATTCTGCCAGCACTTGGTTGCGAGGCACTGGCTGACATGTTATACAAATACGTCAATGGCGTATATATTCCCGACAACTGGGGTCCTGGAGAAGCAGAACGTTTGTGGTGCTACCGTGTGGAAGTTCGCGAAACACAAGCCAACATGGCTTTCCGTGAAGGGCACCGCGAGTGGAATGAAGATCTATTTAATTAAGGACTAAAATGAAAAAACGCGACTATACTCAAGAAGATGTACGTAGGCTGCAAGGCTCACTACAAATTGAACATACTCTAGCCAAGCGTGGCGCACACAAGCTACGCGAGTTATTGGCAAATGAACCATTCGTTGCTACCCTGGGTGCATACAATGGACAGACAGCAGTGCAACACGCCAAAGCAGGATTAAAGGCAATCTACTTGTCAGGCTGGCAAGTGGCGGCGGCCAATAACACTGCCAATACCACATACCCGGACCAGTCATTGTACCCAGTGGATAGTGTACCACGTGTGGTTAAAGGTATTAACAATGCGTTCCGCCGTGCTGATCAGATTGAAACATTAGAAGGCAACGTGACTACCGATTACTTCCTGCCTATTGTTGCTGATGCAGAAGCAGGCTTTGGTGGTGCGCTCAATGCTTACGAGCTGATGAGTGCAATGATTGAATCTGGTGCGGCTGGTGTACACTTTGAAGACCAGTTGGCAAGCGAAAAGAAATGCGGTCACTTGGGTGGCAAGGTGCTAGTGCCCACAAGCCAGATGATCCGTACATTAAATGCCGCACGTCTAGCGGCAGATGTAGCAGGTGTAGACACAGTTATCATGGCACGTACTGATGCTGAAGCGGCTACGCTGATTACATCAGACCATGATCCAATGGATGGCGCATTTATTTTACCTGGACGCACAGAAGAAGGATTCTACAATTTCAAGAACGGCATCGGCGCTTGTATTGCTAGAGGTCTTGCTTATGCCCCTTACGCTGATCTCTTATGGTTTGAAACTTCGACACCTGATCTTACACAGGCTAAAGTATTTGCCGATGCCATCCATTCAGTGTATCCAGACCAAATGCTTGCTTATAATTGCAGTCCTAGTTTTAATTGGCGTAAGCATCTGACTCGTGAAGAGTGTGTGGCATTCCAATCAGAGCTGGGCAAGATGGGTTACAAGTTCCAGTTCATTACACTGGCTGGCTTCCACAGTCTAAACCTGGCATCATTCAGTCTAGCAAAAGCATACGCAGAAGAAGGCATGGGTGCGTACTCAGATCTACAACAGTTGGAATTTGCCACAGGTGCTGACGGCAAGTTTACCACAGTCAAACATCAGCGTGAAGCAGGTGTACCATACTTCGATGCCATTAGCGTAGCAGTGGGCGCAAAGTCCACAGCCGCCATGGCCGATTCCACAGAACATCATCAGTTCTAAATTATCTTAACTTTAAAGGAGAAACTTATGTTAGATAAAATCTTCGCCGGTGTAGACCGCGCACTAGCGTACAAGTTGATGTTAGCACACATCATCATTATCGCAATCAGTAACTACATTGTTCAATTTAAGATTGACATTGGTGGTCATCCACTGTCCATTGCGGCATTCACATTCCCATTGGTAGTTGTACTGACTGACCTGACTGTACGTTTGATCGGTAAAGAGACTGGCCGAGCAGTAATTGGCCTGGCATTTATTCCAGCTATCATTGTCAGTATCCTGGTAGTGTTGGCAGGTGGTGCCCCTGAGTCTGTTGCATTCCGCATCGGTCTAGGATCAGGTGTTGCTTACTTTGTGTCTAACTTGTTGGACGTCTATGTGTTCCAGTATTTCCGTGAGAAGTACACTGGCACCTGGTACATTGCACCCACACTGAGTGCTATTGTGTCCACATTCTTTGACACTTACACATTCTTCTTTACAGCGTTTGCTGGTGGTGCAGATCCATTCATGTCAGAAAACTGGCACATCGTGGCTACCAACAACAGCATCAGTAAAATCATTGTCAGCTTAGTGGTAATTTTGCCAGCGTATGGCATGTTACTGAACTATCTGACCAACAAGGTCAATGCTGAACAGACTGCATAAAGTTTGGCGACTCTGGGCCAAAGCCCTAGGTGAAAAGTCGGGAGATACGGATCAGGAATCTGACCGTATCGCCTACATCAGAACTGCCATTGTGCTGACTTATATAATCACAAACGGTTTTATCGTGGCAGGCGTAATAAGGCACTGGTAATGAGTTCAGATCAACCAAATCGAATAGAATTTATATTAAAATGGATGGCAAACTTAGTGATTGTGGCTGCCGCAGTCACCACAGCATTTGACATCCACCCCTGGAATAAAGTATTATTCCTACTAGGCAGTCTATTATGGACTGTGGTCGGCATCATGTGGAGACAGCCCAGCTTGTGGACGCTGAACGCATTTTGCGCCCTTTTATACATCATAGGTTTAAGTAAATGAAGATCAAAGTAAGCGAACTATTCTACAGTCTACAAGGTGAAGGCAGATTTGTAGGTGTCCCCAGCGTGTTCTTACGCACGTTTGGATGCAACTTCACATGCAGTGGCTTTGGCTGTGCGCCCGGTGAAAAGAGCACTGAAGCGGACGACATTGCCAAGAACATTGAACTGTACAAGAGCATTGCTGACGTGCCACTGGCCAAGACCGGCTGTGACAGTTTCATCAGCTGGCACCCAGCATACAAGGATCTAAGTCCCACATATGACAATCCTGACCTGGTCAAGATGATGTTGGATCTGGTTCCAGAAAACAACTGGCTACAGAGCAACGGCAATGATGTGCATCTGGTGATCACAGGTGGAGAACCATTGCTGGGCTGGCAACGTGCCTATGCTGAATTGCTGGAATTGCCTGGCATGACCAATCTCAAGAACCTGACATTTGAAACTAATGGCACACAGGATCTACAGGAAAAATTTTCCGAATATATCTTTAACCGCTGGACCAAACCTGGCAAGCGAAACGAGCTGACATTCAGCGTCAGTGCCAAACTGTCAGCATCTGGTGAGAAGTGGGAAGAAGCCATCCGTCCTGACATTGTGGTGGACTATCAGAGCTATGGCCACACGTATCTGAAGTTTGTGGTCGAGACTGATGAACACTTTGCAGAAGTGGATCAGGCAGTGAGTGAATATCGTGCCGCTGGATTCTATGGTCCAGTGTTTGTTATGCCTATTGGCGGTACAGTGGAAAGTTATGATAACAACCGTGTGCGTGTTGCTGACTGGGCACTGCGACGTGGTTACAACTACAGCCCACGTCTACATGTGGACATTTGGAAGAACGGCTGGGCCAAGTAATGACCACCGAACAACTGACGTTCGCAATTGGCACTTGGCTGTTTTTGCTGGGTGTCACTTATCACTTTACCGGCTGGACCAAGATCCGCGATTGCTACAAAATGTGGTTCACCAGAGAATACTGGACTGACTACAATATTGTGGAATTTGTCAGCTGGTTCTGCAAAGCTATTATCATTATCCCTGGTCTTATTTTTGGCGTCCAGATCTGGGAATTGTATTTTTTAACACTGGTCACCAGCCTCACACTGATCTGGGCCAGTAACAAGAAACTGTTGCCCACGCTGGTGGCATTCAACACCATGTGGGCCTGGTTAAGTTTGATGGTTATTGCACAAAAGGTAGTATAATGGGAATTTTCGATCGCTTCATAAAAAAGAAAGAACCTGAAGTCAAGGCACCAGCCAAGAAGGCACCAGCCAAGAAGACTGAAAAGGAAATCGCCACTGAGAACAATGAACCATATGTTCAGGTGTTGCGTATGGATCTTAATCCTGACAACCCGTCCGAAGGCAGTTTTGAACTGGACTGGAATGACAAGTTCATTACCAACCTCATGCGTATGGGTTACGAAGGCAAGACACAGGAAGACATGGTGGACAGATGGTTTCAGGACGTCTGCCGCAATATTGTTTTGGAAACGTATCAACAGGAACAAGCCGATCCAGAAGTACGCAAAGTACAAAAGCGTGATCTAGGTAACGGCAGAACTGAGGTTAGTTAAATGTTCAATGATGTAAAGTTGTACCAGCCCGATTTCTATATCGAGTGCTACAAGTACAACACCGCAGGTGCCGTCTATCAGCAGTTCCGTGATAACGGTATTGTGAAAGCCTATGTGTATGGCATGGTGTTCAAACGCAGTCCCATACTATATGACTTTCTCAAAGTGGGTCTCAGTTGTCCTGAACTGGCTGACCGAGAACATCAGGTGGGTGAGCGTGTGGTTCGACAAGTGGCCTGGGTGCCTGGATGGGACTCAGAAGTCTCCAGTCCCAGTGGCTTTGACTTGTGGAATGGCATACAACGACTGATCAAAGAACAACGACTGCCCAGCAATTTCAATAAGAATCATCTGGGAGTGGCAGTCTGGGATATCACACATCGTGTGTACACACAAGCTGATGACCTCTATATTGAAGGTGAAATGGAAGCTACCAAATGGGCCGAAGGACATCTGGCCCAGCAGTATTTCGAACTGAATGGTCAGTTGCCGCCACTCAATCACCAGAACCCAGCCAATAGCAAAAGTTATAAAAAGGGTTACATTAGTAAAACTTCTTTTAACAATTTGTTTGACGACAACCAATCTGAATAAAGCGGTTGACATGGCATTTTAAATATGCTACTATTACAACATGGCTAAATTTTTACTTATCGACACTGCGAACATGTTCTACCGCGCTAGGCATGTGTCGCATCAACGAGCTGACAGTTGGGATAAACTGGGCTTTGCTATACACACCACACTGAACTCTATCGCCAAGAGCTGGCGCATGGAGAAAGCAGACCATGTGGTATTCTGCTTGGAGGGTAGAAGCTGGCGCAAGGACTTCTATCCGCCCTACAAAGCCAACCGTAAAGTGGCACGTCAGGCCATGACAGAAGCACAAGCGGAAGAAGACAAGCTATTTTGGGAAACCTTTGACGAGCTGAGTCAGTTCTTGCGTGAGAAGACCAACTGCACTGTGCTACAACATCCTGAGCTGGAAGCTGACGATCTGATTGCCGGCTGGATCCAGAGTCATCCTGAAGATCACCACTGCATCGTCAGCACTGACACCGATTACGTGCAACTTTTGGCAGACAATGTGGATCAGTACAACGGCATCACTGGCGAGTTGTTGACCATGAAGGGTATCTTTAACGACAAAGGCAATCCTGTAAAGGACAAGGCCACTGGTGAAGCCAAAGCTATACCTGACCCCAAGTGGTTGTTGTTTGAGAAGTGTATCCGTGGCGACAGCAGTGATAATGTGTTCAGTGCGTATCCAGGTGTGCGTGAGAAGGGCACCAAGAAGAAGATCGGCATGCGTGATGCGTTTGAAGATCAGGGCAAAAAAGGATATTCTTGGAACAATTTCATGCTCCAGCGTTGGACCGACCACGAAGAAGTGGAACACAAAGTGATTGACGATTACAATCGTAATGTTACACTGATTGACCTCACTGCACAACCTGACAACATCAAAGCCAAGATTGCTGAGACTATTGCCAGCGGTAGTGTGGTAAAACAAGTGCCACAAGTGGGCAGTAAATTTTTAAAGTTCTGTGGCAAGTACGAGTTGACTAAGATTAGTGAACAGCCACAGACTTATGCGGATTTTCTAACTGCGACTTATCCAGGATAACGCTATGACTGAAGAACACGAGCAATATCTCAAGACAGTGTACCCCAAGATGTTTGCTGATGATGGCGGTTGGGGGCCCTACTGTAATGATGGTTGGTTTGATTTAATCAATACATTGTGTCGTACTATTCAGGCACACACTGATTGGAAACCCGAGTGTCCGCCAGTCACCGTGGCACAAGTGAAAGAGAAATATGGCACTCTGCGTTTCTATTACGATGGTGGTGACGAGTATGTGGCTGGTGCAGTGGCACTGGCTGAAAGTCTATCAGGCATCATCTGTGAAGATTGTGGGGTACCTGGTACTATTGATCAGAGCGAACGCTGGGTCAAGGTGTTGTGTGAAGGATGTCGGACAGACCGACAGGAAGCGAAACGTGAACGCCAGCGCGAGCTGGCGGAACTTAAAGAAAAAGGTAAAACTAAACCATGATTACCATCAAAGACTATATGGAAGCAGTCAACTACCGCATGACTGGCGGTAGTGAATATCAGTGGGAAGCGTTTGGTCCACATGCTCGGTATATGGATTGTGAACTCTACAAGGAAGGGCGCTCACTCTATGCCAGCGTCAACATGATATTTGACACACAAAATCAAACAGTCTATCAAATGGAGGCCTGGGATTATGACAAGAACCGTACTTATCGTTGGACTCATCCTGACTATCTGGATGATTACAAAGCAGAGTGCAACAGCCGAGGTGTGGATTTTAAAATCGCGAGTGACGACCAGCAGTATGTAGATCTTGAAGTTGCAGGCGATATGCTTGAAAAAGCCACTGCCATTGCCAACGATGAAGAATACGATGACCGTTGCCAGGTGGAATTGACACTGGACGATGCCCAGGTGTTTCAGTTGATGCAGATGGCACACGAGCGTGACATCACATTCAATAAGATGTGCGAAAGCCTTTTGCGTGAGTTCATTGACCAACAAAAAATGATGAGAGAGTGGAAATGAACATGCTAGCCAGACCGGTGATCAAGAACAAGTTCTACATTGTGGAACAGGATGGAGAAAAGGTCGCCACGATCCAGATCAATCCTGACAGTGTGGTGCTTGTTCACAACCAACAACGTGAACGATTTGCCAGCATTAAAACGCTACAGGACAAGCACAACATTGTGTTTGACAAGACTGCTCGCAAAAAGGACAAAGCTAAAGACACAGAAGGCAACGAAGTGTATGGCTATCCCTGCTCTAACAAGCCGCATAATGAGCTGTATGACGTGCAGAAAAAACTGCCGTTGTACAGTAAAAATGCCAAGAGCAAGAGTAAATACTGTGCGGGCTATTATGTAATTCAATTCCAGAATGCCTGGCTCAAGAGCTACTGTCCCAAGTTTATCACCCTGCAACGCTATCCCTATCATGGTCCATATAAGACCAAACTGGAGATGCAGGAGCAGTTGAAAAAATTAAACAATGACTGAAATACAACAGTTGTTGAATCGGGAGGCGCTGTTAAGCAACACTGGGCATGGCGATAGTATCGAACGTCAAGAATTGCACACGATGATTCGACTCATGCGTACAGATCAACCACCATGCTTTGGGGAAGATGACTGTAGCACAGTCATGCTATCACGTTGCCCCTGGCGCATGGATTGCGGAGGAAATTAAATGAATAAAGTTTTAGAAGAAATTAGTTTACAAGCAGGTGGAAGTCACTACCCCACAATTAACCCGCTGATGCAGGAAGCATTTGCGCGAATGATCATTGCCAAGTGCGTGGGCATTGTTAAAACGTCTGGCACAGGCTGTGCCCACACCACCTTTGATTTGGGTATTGTGGATTGCACTCGTGAACAGATTGCGGCGGCCATCTGCGAACATTTCCAAGTATCACCACACGATATTTTAAATGAATATAAAAGAACACAAGAGTAATATTCGCACCGTTCGCGAAAGCGATTCTGATTTCAGAATCAGTGATGGTATGGTTATATATCCACGAGCCATGTTGCATGTGACACCCGACTGTCCGCACAACATTGCAGAAATGATTTCGCTAGCATCTAGTAAGGGCTGGCTCAAATGTGTTGCTCATATGTACGACAGTGAGCGTATGTGGGAGGTGTTAAATGACAGATGATTACAGACAAGTGATTGAGCGAGCACGTAACTTGCAGGAATTTGAAGTGCAAGTTACTGTACCAGGCAAGTTTCATTTTGATGGAACTATACCATACGACATGGAAATTGTAGGCAATCAAGCCTTCGTGACCATACTAGCTGAGACAGTGGAAGAAGCCACTGCCACAGTAAAAGAATATTTTAACTCGAGAATTTTACCAGATGAGTAACACAACAGACCAAGCAATCGCAGAATTCCTAGCCAAGGGTGGCAAAATCCAATACGTTGAACGTGGCGTCAGCGGCAATCCTGGCGGGGTCACATTCAGCGCCTGGGGTGGTAGAAAGAAGGCGGCAGCACCTGCACCAGTGCTAGACCCTGTGGAAGAAGATGACAATGACGATATCGAAGGAGCAGTGCCTGATGTCATTTAAAATGGGCGTCCATCTGGACAAGTTCAACAATCGTGTGAAAGTTCTGAATCAGACGCAGAGCAAAAACATGACACTGACTGCTGATGAAGTTAGAAATTTGCAGACCGACATCTTTGATCTGCTGTCAGCAGTGGCCAGTATGGAAGTGGAACTACAACAACTACGCAATGCGGTGGCTGCTTCGGGAGCCACTTGGGATGGGGGTAGTTTTTAAAAACACCCAGTTTACAAGCTAAATATATCTATGAGTAGACCCAAACCAGAGATACTGCTACAGCATATCAACAAGAGCAATTACAAGAGTGATCAAATCCTGAGCTCGGAAGGCATCTGGAGTGTGTTCTACGACGGTAAACCCATCAACCTAAAGAGCCAGAATCTACTGGTCGCATACCCTGGTCCCAAGTACAAGAAGACCAGTTTCAGCAATCCTGGTCATGCCAAGAACCTTGCTAAAAAACTCAATGTACTGTTCAAGACAGACAAATTCACCGTTGTTCTGTTAAAGCAAGGTGAGCAAGTCTACCCATAAGCGACTGGAATACACCAGAGCACTAGTTGCAGACAGCCAGCTAGCAGACCGCGAATTAACTTCATCTGACATGTACCGCATCTGGAAGAACGTTTCAGGTGGCTTTCGTCTGACTAGCGAAGGTGTTGAGGTGCTGAGTAAACTGTATCTGTTGCCCTTCTATGAAGTTAAATTCCAGGACAAGGAGACTGTCTGGTCCAGTGGTGAGCTGGTGCGACTGGATCAGTATTGTCCTTGCCCCTATTACATCAGCAACACGGTGGGCGGCATTGGACGACTGGTAG